GCCTGGCATTGCCGCAGAGCGTGACCTGGCCATGGAGTTCGACAACATCGTGGCCCGGGCCTCGTCTGGCAGACGCTACGCGATGGGCAAGCGGCTGTACCCGGTGTACCGCTGGACGCTGACCTACAACTTCCTGCGTCAGCGCCTCGGCAAGACCGAGATGACGCAGTTGGCCGGCTTCTTCCTGATGCGTCGGGGCAACCTGCAGAGCTTCCTGTTCCGCGATCGCGAGTGGAATGCCGTTGGCGACCCACAGGAGATTGGCGTGGGGGACGGCGTGACGCGCACCTTCCGTCTGCTGTACGACCGCGGCGGCTTCCTGGACCGCGTCGATCACGCCATCCTGCCTGTGGTCACTGCCAACGGCACGGTGGTGTCTGGCGTGACGCACGAGGGCGGCTGGGTCACGCTGCCGACAGCGCCTGCCGCCGGCGTCACCTTGCGCTGGACAGGCCAGTACCTGTTCCGCGCGGCGTTCGCGAACCCTGACATGTCGCTCACGCAGTTCCTCAAGGACCTGTACTCGACCGGCGTAGAACTTGAGAGCGTGAACCGATGAGCATTGACGCATCCCTCATCGCATGGATGGTCGCGGCCGATCGCGATTCGTGCGTCCGCCTCGACTTGCTGACGATCAGGCCGCGCGGGGGTGAGCCCCTGCGCTGGACCAGCGGTGATGCCAGCCTGACGCTGCCAGATGGCCGCGTGTTCGTGCCTGGCCCTGCGATCGAGCGAGACAACGTCGCCCTGCGTGCTGGGCTGCAGGTGAGCGAGATGAACCTGCAGCTCGGCGTTGATGACGATGTGCTGATCGGCTCCCTGACCGCTGTGCAGTTCGCTGAGCGTGGCGGCCTGGACGGCGCGCAGGTCACGCTGGAGTGGGCCTACTTCGACGACGACGGCGCGCTGAAGGGCAGCTTCGTGCGCTTTTCGGGGATGACCGGCACCGCGTCCTGGTCGGCGGGCAGCATCGAGATCATGGCGCGCTCCCTGACCGGCACGCTCAACGTGGTGGTGCCGCGTGAGGTGTACCAGCCGCAATGCCTCAACCAGGTGTTCGACAGCCTCTGTGGCCTGCGAGAAAGCACCTGGCGCGTGACGGGCACGGTCACCAGCGTCGGCACAGGCCGTGCCGCACTCATGGCGATCACCACAGGCCTGGCGCAGGCAGACGGCTGGTTTGACCTCGGCTTGCTTGAGTTCACCGGCGGCGAGCTCGACGGTGTTGCACGCACGGTCAAGCGCCATGCAGCCGGGGTCATCGGCTTCGCGTTGCCACTGCCGGTGGCGCCCTTGGTCGGCCAGACCTTTGTGGTGCGACCTGGCTGCAACCGCTCGGTGGCCACGTGCGCCAACAAGTTCAACAACCGCGCGGCGTTCCGGGCCACGCCCTATGTGCCGCCACCGGAGACCGTCACATGAGCAGCGTGCGTGATGAGATCGTGCGCGAGGCCATGTCCTGGGTCGGCACGCGTTATCACCACCTGGGTGACATCAAGGGCGTGGGTGTGGACTGCGCAATGTTGCTCGTGCGCGTGTTCGTGGACCTGGGCCTGGTGCTGCCGCTGGACCCTCGGCCTTACAGCCCGCAGTGGCACCTCAACCGCTCCGAAGAGGTCTTCCTCGGCTGGCTGGACAGCGTGCACGCCAAGCCCGTGGCTCAGCCTCAGGTGGGTGATGTGGCCGTGTTCCGGTTCGGGCGCGCCTATTCGCACGGGGCCATCCTGGTCCGTGGCGATCACATGGACGGCGATGTCGTGCATGCCGCTCGCAAAGAGGGCTCGGTGTTGCTGCAGTCACTGCATGAGCACGGCTTGACCAACCGGCCCGTCAAATGGTTTTCTGTCATCGGTGAGGCAGCATGAGTGGATCCAACACGACCCTCACCAACCGCGAGCAGCGGCTCAGTGACATCCGTGTCCAGACGTCGACACAGGGCACGGTGATTCCCAAGGGCTGGGGCCGGTACCGCACCAACTGCAACCTGATCTGGTACGGCGGCTTCCAGGCCATCGAGAACCGGTCGGTGCAGCAGCAGGGCGGCAAAGGCGGTGGCGGTGGGGTCACGCAGGAGACCATCACCTACACGTACCAGGCGGCGGTGGCCATCATGCTGGGCCATGGTCCGATCAACGGCGTGACCATGGCATGGCGTGGCAAGGTGCGCCTGGATGGCGAGCCAGTGACCGTCACCCGCAAGACGCTGCGGCACACCGTGACGGTGGGCACGCTGGCATCCGGGGCGACCTTCAGCGTGGTCGTGCCCGAGGCCGCCAGCGTGGTGGGTGATGCCGGTGTGATCCGCGTCAGCGAACGCTCCAACGACGGCCGCCGCCGGCTGTGGTCTCGGCTGCAGCGCGGCACGCAGTACTCGCGGTCGGGCGGCACCTACACGTTCACGAGCAGCACGCCGCCTGGCACCTACGAGATCACCTACCAGGTGCAGGTGACGGCGTCCGATGTCTCTGCGTTGGGTCGATTGGGCATGGGCCTGATCAACGGCACGCTGGACCAATCGCCATGGGCCTGGCTGCAGACAACTAACCCTGCGCAAGCCCTGTCGTACCCGGGCCTGGCCTACTTGGTGTCGCCTGCCTACCAGCTCACCTCTGACGCGCAGATCCACAACCACAACTTCGAGATCTCGACGGGCACAGAGTTGGGCTTGCTGCCTGGCCGCAGCGTGCCAGTGCTGGATGCTGATCCAGCTCTCATCGTGCGCGATGTGCTCCTCGATGAGACCTGGGGTGCTGGCTGGGACGCATCCCGCGTGTCGGGCCTGGACCGCTACAGCCAGTACTGCCGCGCCAACGGTTTGTGGCTCAGCCCGGTGATGGCTGAGCAGGCTTCCGCCTCCGAGTGGTTGGAGCGTCTGCTGCAGCTCACGAACACCAACGTGGTGTGGGATGGTGAGTCGCTGGATTTCGTCCCGCTGGGTGACGAGGCCATCACGGGCAACGGTGCCACCTTCACGCCGCAGGTCGACCCGGTGGTGGACCTGGGGCCAGACCACTTCATTGCGAGCGATGGCCAGGCGGCGATCCGCGTGGTGCGGCACCGCGGCGCACCGGGCAGCAGCGAGGCGGTCGAGGGCGACGACGTTGGGTACAACATCTGGACGCTGGAGATCGAGAACCGCTCGAACGGCTACGCCACAGAGCCGGTGTCGTATGAGGACACTGCCCACATCTCGGTGCACGGCCGGAGGCAGAAGCCGACGATCAAGGCCGCGGCCATCAAGGACCCCAACGTTGGCGCGCAGGTGGCCGCGGTGCTCTGCCAGGCGGAGCTGGCCCAGCGCAACGTGTACGAGTTTTCGCTGCCTTGGACGATGGGCTGGCTGCGGCCGCTGCAGATCGTGACCATCACCGACGTGGCCCTCGGCCTGGATCGCAAGCCGGTCCGGGTTCTGACCATCGACGAGGACGGCCGGGAGTTCAAGCTGACGGCCATGGAGGCGGACATCGGCATCGCCAGCGCGCCGCTCTACGGGACGCAAGGTGGCCTGGGCTTCGTGGTCGACTACAACGCCTCGCCTGGTGACGTGGCCACCCCTGTGATCTTCGAGCCGCCGGTCGAGCTGGCCGGTGACACGGGCCTGGCCATCTGGGTGGCGGCCACGGGTCAGAGCGACATGTGGGGTGGTGCCGAGGTCTGGGTGTCGATGGACGATGGCATCAACTACCGCCGTGTCGGTGAGCTGCGTGGCGGCTCGCGCTACGGTGCGCTCAGCGCGCCGCTGGGCACCTCTGGTGCCTCCGTGATGTCGGTGGCGCTGGCCGGGCGTGGTGGCCAGATGTTCAGCGGTACGGCGGAGGATGCCGAGGTGCTCAACACCTTGCTGTACGTGCGCGCTGCCGACGGCTCGGCGCCTGAGTACCTGGCTTACCAGACCGCGACGCTCACTGGCACCAACGCCTACAACCTCACCGCGCTGCAGCGGGGGGCCTACGAAAGCCGCGTGGTGGCCAAGGCCGCTGGCGCGCCGTTCGTGCGGGTCGATGACCTGGTGTTCAAGGGTGAGCCTTTGCCGCTGTCGATGGTGGGCCGCACGGTCAAGGTCAAGCTGCTCAGCTTCAACGTGTTCGGCACCAGCCTGCAGGCCATGGAAGACGCGACCGAGTACACCTACCTGGTGACCGGCGACATGGTCAAGCTGCCACCGGCCAACGTCACCAGCTTCACCATCAGCGTTCAGGGTGACGGTACACGGCAGTTCGATTGGTCCTGGGGCGGCACACGCAAGCCGGTGGACCTGCGCGGCTACGTGGTGCGCTTCCGCCAAGGCGATGGCCCGTTCACCTGGGATCAGATGTCGCCCTTCGCGAGCGACGATGGCTTCCACACGGCCAGCCCGATCGAAAGCAACCAGCTGCTGGCCGGGCCATACGTGTTCGCGATCAAGACGCTGGACAACTACGGGATTGTCAGTGAGGACGCGCTCTACATCGATGCCGTGCTGCCTGACCCGCGCCTGGGCAACTCCATCGACTACATCGACGAGGGTTCCCTCGGCTGGCCCGGTGTGCTGACCAATGCCGTCGTGGACACGTTCGACGGTGACCTGGTGGTCCGTGCTGCAGACCAGGCGACATGGGAGACCGTGCCCGCGACCTGGGACGCTTACACGCGCTGGGTGTGGGACCCAGTCACCGCCCTGGTGTACGAGACCCAGCCCGTGGACTTCGGCATCGTGGTGCCCGTGTTGCCCGTGGGGATCTTCCTGGTCGATGGCCAGGCGGTGTTCGAGGTGTCGGTCAGTGCCGATGGCGTGACCTGGGGCCCATGGGAGGCTGCGGCGTCGCCGATCCCGACCCGCTACATCAAGGGCCGTTTGAGCGTGTCGGTGCCGGCGGGTGTGCCCGTTGGGCCTGGCGTGACGCCGATCATCGCCATCAAGAAGTTCGTCATGAACTACGTCGGCAAGGTCTCGTCCGAGACCGCCAACGACACCTCGACCAGCACCTACCCGATCAGCTTCGGCGCTGGGGATGTGCGCCTGCCCGTGACGAAGGAATGGGTGCGGATGAACCGCATCAGCGTCACGCTGCAAAACGTGGGCCCTGGCTGGTCCTGGACGCTGATCGACAAGGACGGCATCAACGGGCCCCGCATCAGGATTTTCAACGGCGCCGGTGTATTGGCCGACGCCCTCATCGACTGGACGATTGAAGGGATTGCGACATGACTTGGCCTGCAGCACCGAATAACTCCGCTGTCTCCACAGCCAACGTGGATTCAGGCACTGACAAACCAGCGGATGCACGCGCTGACATCAAGCTGCTGACCGATCGCGTTAACTCGTTGGAGTCGATCCTCAAGACCGTCTTGGAAAACGGATCCCCCCTGGTGTATGAACCTGGCGGCCTTGTAGAGATGCGTGTGCAGCCAGGTCAAACCGCCGTCGGGAAGCTGCGAGCCATGGGTGGGCTGTTCCTTGGGAATGCCGCCATCGACAGCAGCGACACGCTGGATTGGTATGAGGAGGGGAGCGTGACCCCTTCGGTGCAGGCTGGCAGCGGCGTTGCAACCATGGGTTTTTCTGAGATGACTTACGTGCGCGTGGGGAAATTGGTGGTTGCCAACTTTGTCGTGCAATGGAGCTCTCACACAGGCACCGGGGTTTTTCGATTTGGCAATTTCCCCTACCTGAATCCATTTTCAGCAAAGCCAAGTCGCCTGCTTCACGCTCAAGTAAAGACGAGTGGCATTCCAACGTCTTTCAATAATCTTTTTCTTGTCAGTAGCTCTGTTATTGGTTTTCTGCAAATCCAGCAGTTCAACATCAACAACGGTGCGAATGCGGATTTGGCCATCGGGTATCAGGGTGGCTCCGGAGGTTCATTTTCCGGAAGCATCATTTACACGGCCACTGGAAGCTGACCCATATTCAACGACAAGGGGGAAATATGCCAGAACCGCAATCGAGCACTGTTGCCGGCCTTTTGGTTGGCATCAGCGTTTTCACGGGCGAATATGCCGTCATTGTTTTTGCTGCCATGGCGGGAGCCATGTGGCCGCTCTCAAAGGCCAAAACAGAAACGCGGTGGGACGGCGCGTTTCTTTTGGCGAAGCTGGTTTTCACCTCCGCTGCGCTCACCGGCTTCGTGGCCTGGATGGTCGAGCAGCAGACCGGTTACCCATCGTCCAAATTGCTGAGCCCTGTGGCCTGGGCCATTGCGCGCTGGCCGGACCTGCTCACCCAGATCAAGGACCGACTGCTGGCGGGTGTGCCAGCTCAACGAGGAGACCGCTGATGTCGATGCTGACGATCCACACAGCCCTTGCTGGCTTGCTCTTCTGGACGTGCTTCTGCCGCCTGGTGAGGACCGATCGAGACACCTACTCCGGTGTTCGGGCCGCGTTCTGCGTGCTGGCCACGATCACGATGGTGGCGGCGCTGGCGCCGTTCGGCCTCCTGGCGCCGCTGGTGCCGCGCAGTGTTCCATCGGTGTCACAGGTGCTGCTGCTGGCCGGGATGTCGCTGGTGCAGGGCCTCACGGCCAAGTACTGGCGGCACGGGGTGCCGAGTCACTTTCAGGCCTGCCGGCTGGATGGGGGTGAGCAATGATCACGGTGGCATCCCTCATCGCCATGGGCGTCAGTGCCACGCAAGCCAAAGTCTTTGCCGAGCCCCTGGCCGCCGCTTGCGCGCTGCATGACATCTCGACCAAGCGGCGCGTGGCCGCGTTCATCGGGCAGTGCTCCCACGAGTCCAGCGGCTTCGCGCGGCTGGAGGAGGATCTCTGGTACACCCGCGCCGATCACATCGCGCGGGTCTTCGAGAGCCGTGTTCCCAGCGAGAGCGTTGCCCAGACGCTGACCCGTCGGCCGCAGGTGCTGGCCAACGTGGTCTACGCCGAGAAGAACGGCAACGGTGACCCAGCCTCAGGCGACGGCTGGCGCTATCGCGGCCGTGGCCTGCTGCAGCTCACCGGCCGCGCGAACTACGCCGATGCGGCCGAGGACCTCCGCCGGCCGTACATCGAGCAGCCTGACCTTGTGGCGCAGCCGTCCGACGCTGCGCTCACCGCTGCCTGGTACTGGTCGTGCAACGGCCTCAACGCGCTGGCCGACAAGGGCGACATGGCAGGCATCACCCGCCGGATCAACGGCAGGGCGATGCTGGGCTTGCAGCACCGCACCCAGCTCTACCTGAGTGCGCTGGACGCACTGGCGCGCATCGAGGTCTCTGCGTGATCGCCGTGGCCTACCGCTGGGTTGGCGGCGCGTTGGCCCTGGCGGCGGCCGCGGCCGCGCTGGTGGCCTGGCACGCTCACCAGGTTGATGACCTGGTGCGCCAGCGCCTGGAAGAGCAGGCGCAGCTCCAGCAGGCTGCAAGCAGCCGCCTGCTGGCCGAGGCTGAGCGTCGCGCCCTGGCCGCTGAAACCAAAGCCGCGATCGCGGCCCTGGAGGATCAAATTGAACAGAAGCGCTTGTCTGACCTGGTCGATGGTGCTGTGGCTCGCGCTCGGTCTGCCGATGACCGGCTGCAGCACGCCGTCGCCGACATTCGTCGCCGTGCAGCCGCGGCTGGCCAGGATGCCGGCGCCGCCGTCCTCGCTGATGGGGCCGCCGCCGCCGCCGGAGCACTCGGCGAGTGCAGCAGCCGATATCGCCAGGTGGGAGAGGTCGCTGACCGGCTCAGCGTCCAAGTGACGGGGCTGCAGCGGTACGTCGTGACCGCGCTGGAGACCTGCAGCCCACCGGATGCCAGCGATTCGTCGCCCTGATCAGGCTGTCGGTTTGTACAGTGCTTTGCGGCTGTAAGACTGGAAGCGAATCGATCTCCGGGTGAAATTGCGGGCCCCCGCAACCACACCTAGAGACTCGCCAGCCGTTGCGTACAGCAGCCGCTCAGCGGGCTCATCAAAGCCGATGGCCACGTCGTCTCCCGCTGGGGAGAAGGTCATCTGGCCCATGAGCTGGTGCAGCATCTCGCGCACCGACGCTCTGTCCTCATCCTCCAACGCGCTGCGCAGTCGCAGCAACAGGCGCTTGTAGCGGGCCTCGACGTCGTCGATGGCGATGACGGTGTTCTTGGGCATCGTTGTGCCCAGCGCGGCCTGCAGCTCGTCCTTCTCGGTCTCCGCGGCTTTCAGGGCTGCGGCCACGGCCGGGCTGAATCCGACCGACGCGAGCGCCGCCACCAGGTTGCCGATCTGGGTCTCCACCTCCTGCAGGCGCTTGCGGGTGTCGGCGTTCGACATCCTGGCCGTGCGGCTGTGTGCCGCCATCAGCCGCTTGACCTCGGCTTTCACGATGGGCAGCAGGTCAGGCTGCAGCAGCTCCTCGCGTACCGCAGTCAGCAGTCGGCCGTCCATGGCTTCACGTGTGACCGTCTTGCTGTTTGCGCAGACTGAGGCACCCCGGTCCTTGTGCACACCACAACCGTATCGCAGGCTGTTGACTGCGATGACCGGGCCGCCACACATGCCGCAGCGGATGAGGCCACCAAACAGGCTGCGGTGGACACCGCCCTTGCGGCCGGCGCCTGGCTTTGCACCTGCCTGGATGCGTGCCTGCACGCGGTCCCACAGCTCCTGGGGGACGATGCGCAGCGCCTCGTCTTGGCGGGTGATCCATTCGACCTCGGGGCGGTCGACGCGCCGGCGTTTGCCGGTGTCAGGGTCCTTGACCCACTGCGATCGGTTCCAGACGTGCGTCCCGATGTACAGCTGGTTGTTGAGCATGCCCAGGCCTTTCTGCGCGCTCCCAGCCACAGCGCTGACTGCCCAGGTGCTGCCGCGTGCGCTGGGCACACCGCGTGTGTTGAGCTGGTGAACGATCCACCGCGGTGAGTGACCAGCGTCGATCTGCTCGAAGACCCAGCGCACGTGTGCGGCCTCTTCATCATTGACCGCGAGCTGGAAGCCGACGGCGGTCTTGACGCTGGTGTACCCGTAGCTGCGGCCGCCGGCGGACATGCCTCGGTTCATGTTGCCCACCAGGCCGCGGTGCGTCTTGTCGCGGACGTCGTCGATGTAGATCTCGTTGAACATCCCCCGCGCGATCCGCATGACTTTGCGGCCCTTGGATTTCGTGTCGTAGGAGTCGCTCATGCCGACGATCCGGATCCCGCGGGACTCCAGGCGGTGGATGAGGCTTTCAGACTCGGCGACTCGGCGGCTGAGGCGGCTGAGGTCTTCGACCAGCAGGATGTCGATCCGCTTAGCCATGACGTCGGCCAGCAGGCCCTTGCCGCCTGGTCGGAGTGCAACGGGTGTGCTGCCTGACTGCTCAGAGTCGGTGTGTGTGGCCACGACGATCCAGCCCTGCGCCTTCGCGTATGTGGCGGCCGCATGGACCTGGTCCTTGATGGACATCTCGGATTGCCGGTCCGTGGAGTACCTGGCGTAGATGGCGCAGCGCATGGTGATTTAGGTGTTCTAACGGGTTGTGCCCGTGGGTGTGGGCGGAATTAGACCAACACGCGGAGTATCCGGTGTTGGCCTAAAAAGGGGTTAGACGGCTTCAGGCAGCAGCTTTGGCGAGTTGCGCCCTTGCCTCTTTGATGCGATGCATCGCAGAGCGCGCGTTCTCTTCGGCCCACTCAAGCTTTTCAGCGGCGCCACCAATGTCTCCGCGCTCAACGAGATACCTTGCCGAGTCACAGTTTCCGCTTGCGTCTCCGGCTGCACCGGCTGCTGCGCGAACAGCCGCCACGGCCCGGTCAATTGCCAGGCCGTCGCTCATGCCTGCACCTGCATCGAGAGGTGAGCGAACGACTCGCCGCGCTTCGCGCTGCGGCCCATGCTCAATGCGGCCTCGCGGCTGATAGGGTGGCGCTTGCCACGGTAGTCCTGGCGGAGGGTGCGCGATGCGCAGTCAGAACCGTAGTGCAGCAGATCGCCGCCCTCAGACTCCAGCACTATCGTGAGCTTCAGGTTCTTCTTGCCGCAGTTGTCGCACTCGGGCTTGTCGCTGATGCCGCGAACGATGTAGCGCTTGTAGGTGTTGCTCATGTTGCTCTCCAGGTGTGTTGTTCAGTACATTTATGGTGCCACCATAATTAAGTCGTGTCAACTGTTTTTTGTGGCACTACAATTGCGCCATGAACGAACCAAAGAAACCACGCGGGCGACCGCCAAAGGCTGACGGTGAAAAGCTGGAGCGCCGCGCCATGTACCTGCCGCCTGACCTCTGGGCCAAGATCGACGCGCATGGCCTGGAATGGCTCCGTGCGGTCATCAAGCGCGCCAAACCACCAGCCGCCTAACTCTTCGTTCAACCGGACGCCCACCCTTGCGGGCGGTCTCCGGTTAACTTTTGGGTTAGGCCCTCAGGTGCTGATCGATGCGGTGCAATAGGCCGTCGGGCAAGTCGTCGTCGCGCGTGAAGTGCGCTCTGATTTCGTCCAGCAAGATTTCGGCGGCATGGGCGCGGCGCAGGGCGGCATCACCGCGCTCATCTGCCTGGCGCACTTGGATGCGCAGTTGCTCAGTCTGGGCCGCGTCGGCCTGGGCTTCAGCTACAGCGATTTGTGCCTTGGCTTGGATCGCCACGGTGGCCAGGCCCAGCAAGGCTTGCGCGGCCTTCTCTTCGGCCTTCCACCGCTGTTCTCTCTTCGTAAGTCCAAACATCGTCTTGCTCCTATACGGCCTGCTCCGCAAGCCTCGGTTGTCAGCGGCCAGGCCTGCGGCCTCGCCTTGTGTCTTGGGTCAGGCCGCAAACGGCTCAGCAAGGGGTCCCCAGATCGGAATCACCTCAGCTCGCAAGCTCATGTCTCTGTTGAGCAGTCCCATGAGCCGGTTCAGGTGCATCACCGAGTGCGCGTAAGCGTCTCCGGCGCCTGAGCCCGACCAGCCGCCGTCTTCCCGGTCTTGTGCGAAGTAAAACTTGACGTGGTAACCGGTGGGGTACCTGTTCTTGCGTCGGTCCTGCATGAATGGTGGAAGGCTCATGTGTTGCTTTCGGTGGTGGTGGTGGCTTGGCCCCTCGTTGCCAGCCAGGCCACGCGCCGCTCGATCACGGTCGTGGGGGCCTGGCTGAAAGACGGGCATTTGCGTTCGTGCGTAGGGCTTGGGAATCGGTAGCTGGGCCCCAGCGTGCAGCGACCCAGGCCCGATGCGGCCATCTGTTTGGCCGCCGCGCGAGAGCGCTCGTCGGCTGAGCCGCCTGGATGATCGCGCAGCGTGTAGTTGCTGCAGTTGATGCACTGGGCCATGGCAGACCTGTGGCTCAGACGATGACCGAGAACTCAACCTGGAGCGTGCTGCGGTCTGGCGTCTGCAGGCCGCCGTCCTTCATCGCGTTGCAGATCTGCGACCAGCCCTCGTCGGTCACGAACAGCTTGGGGTCCGGCTGAGCGTGCGTGGCGCAGATCGGCAGGTTGAGCCTGCCGTATGCCCGCACGCCGTTGGGCTCGGACGCAAAGCTGAGGACGGGTGTGCGGGTGGCGGCGCGTGGACAGCCGGTGCGAGAGCACTTCATGGGAGCCTTTCTTGGGTCAGATTGAATGGGTGGCGTAGCGGATGACAGGCCGGCCTGCGATCTGTGTGCCCCACTGCTCGACGCGCGTGGGCACCCAGTCGCGGCCGCACAGCAGCAGGTCGCCGGGCTCGATGAGCAAGGGGTCTGTCGCAGGCCTGAAGCCCGCAGGTACGCGGATGGCGTCGGAGTGCTTGACGATGTTGGCCAGGCCGTCCGGCTCGCGTGCAAGCCAGCAGCCCTCGTCGGGCAGGTCGCGCACGATGGTGGCCATGCGGCCAATATGGCTGCGGTACCACAGCAGCGGGTCGCTGCAGGAGAGGATCAGCAAGTGGGTCATCGGTACCTCTTGAGCTTCAGCGCGTGGCTGGTGTCGGTGGTGGTAGCGTCGTGCTGCGACTCGATGTCCTTGATCAGCAGGAGCAGCTTGACGACGCCGCTGATCGACAGGTAGGTCAGGCCGTGCTTGTGCGCCAAGGCTTCTGCCCTGATGAAATCGGGCGTGCCGACCAGGCTGAGGTGCGGGTCGCACTCGGGTGCAGGCGGTGTGCCTGGACGTGGCCATTGCGGTCGGGGCTGGCGCATGCGTGCCTCAGCTCAGCAACCAGGTGCGCGCCTGGGCCTCGATCGCGTTGCTCATCTCGTTCACATCGGCGTGCAGCTCAGGTGGGATGTAGACCAGCATCTGCGCGATGACGATGCGGCACTCGCGCGCCGCCTGGGCCATGGCCACGAGCTTGTTGTTCGACTCCGGCATGCTCTGCGGCCGGTGCCATGGGTAGGCGCTGTGCTGCTTCCAGGCGGTTGGGTTGGCGGGGTGCCATTCGTCCAGCGCGCTGGCGATGTGGATCAACCAGCCGCACATCCAGCCGCGGTCCGCAAACCACATGGGCAGCAGCTTGACGGTGGCCACAGGCTCCGCCCGTTTGTCCACCGTGGGGCCCAGCCAGGTGCATGCCTGGTCAGGGGTCACGGC